ACATTATGAGACTTGATGGAAACGAAGAATACTTCATGGCATTATTCAACGCATTTGAATCAAGACATGAAGATCATATTAAGGTTTATGGATCAAACAACAATCTAAGATTAACAGGTGAATATGAAACTCAGGCAATTGATAAATTCAGTTGGGGTGTATCTGATCGTGGAGCGTCAATTAGAGTTCCTCAGGACACAGCAAAAGAATGGAAGGGTTATATTGAAGATCGAAGACCAGGATCAAATGCCGATCCTTATAAGATCATACGTGAGATTGTTAAATCACTTGAGTTTACAGAACAAATATATAGTACAAAACATATGATGACATCATTTGTTGATATAGATGGTCTTAATGGTAAATACGGAACAATGTCCAACGATGAGTTATTAAAAGAATATAGAGAAGAAGAATAATGGATAATAAATGTGTATGTGGTGGAACCGGACTTTGTCAGTGTCCACCGATAAAAATAGAACAAGTTAATCACCCTAACCATTATGGGGGAGAAAATAATGAATACGAGGCAATCAAAGTTATTGATGCTTGGGATTTAGGATTTAGTTTAGGAAATACAGTAAAATATATTAGTCGTGCAGGAAAAAAAGGAAAATACAACGAACTCGAGGATCTCAGAAAAGCCCTATGGTATCTCGAACACCACATCAAAAAAATTGAAGAAAAAAACAGGTTTTAGTAAAGAAATCTCAGTTTTAGACGCAATCACAACACCAAATGAATTACTACGAGAAACTCTCATAAATTTTATGTGGGGGTTTCTTGGAAACTCTATTGTTGTGTTTGTAGCAAAGGAACTGGACTTTTTAGTTTTAATAAACTATATTGTTTATTACGTTCTAATTTCGTATATTGTAAATAGGAAAAAGTATGACACAATTTTAGGTAAGTTTATAGTTCTTCCTGGATCAGCGGCAGCAGGAGCATTCGCAGGGTATAAATTAGCACAGATAATTACAGAAATAGTTTAAATAAGATGATAGAAACAGGAAAAATAATAAATGGGGATTGTATCGAGGTAATGAAAACTTTACCTGAAGGTAGTGTTGATTTGGTTGTGACATCACCACCATATAATTGCGGGATTAATTATGATACCCATATCGATACTTTACCTATGGATGATTATTGGGGTTGGACAAAAGAATGGTTAGAGGAAGCTTACCGATTACTTAAAGATGATGGAAGAGTTTCAATTAATATACCTTACGAAACAAATGTTCAAGGTAGAGGAGGAAGAGTATTTTTTGTTTCAGAATTTTATCAGGTAATGAAACAGGTTGGTTTTAAATTCTTCGGTATTGTTGATCTTGAGGAAGAATCGCCCCACAGAAGTAAGACAACAGCTTGGGGTTCTTGGATGAGTCCGTCTAGTCCTTATATCTATAACCCGAAAGAGTGTGTGATATTGGCTTATAAAAAACAACACATTAAAAAAGTTAAAGGAGAACCACAATGGAAGGGAACACCTACTGAAATTGAACAGGAGGATGGAACCATAAAAAAGAAAGTGGTGTATGAGGAGAAGGATAAGAAAGAGTTTATGGAACTTGTGTTTGGTCAGTGGAATTATTTTGCAGATACTAAATCATTAACCAAGGCGACCTTTAGTTTAGATATACCTTCAAAAGCAATTAAGATATTGTCCTACAAAAATGATGTGGTTTTGGATCCATTTGCAGGGTCAGGAACTAGTATGGTAGCGGCGGAGATTTTAGATCGTCGTTGGTTAGGTGTTGAATTGTCTGAAAATTATTGTGATGTTGCAAGAAAACGAGTTCAATCATTTGTTGATGATAAAAAACAATTAAATTTTGATTTATAGTATTTTTTATTTAAATTCTATAAAATCACCATCATTTATATTATATTTCTCACAAGTTCCACCTGGTAATTCTAAAACCAAATCACCATAACCTTCATAACTTGGACATTCTTCTGTTTTACAGGGCTTACATTGGTGTTGTATTACGTTAATTTTGTTTTCATCAATAAATATAATATCTAAAGAGACCAAACAATTTTTCATCCAAAAAGAATGAGGACCTTTATCCATAAAAAATAACATACCGTCAAAACTACCGTCAAATTTTTTTCTCATCATACCTTGTTGAATATCTTTTGATGTGAACAATGGTATTACTTTAAAAATGTTATTATTTATAACTACGTTCATATTTATAAATATCTATGATTAAATTTAAAAAATGGGCCGGAGTTATTCTTAGAAATAAAGATGAAGTTTTACTTTGTAAAAGATCTCCAAAAAAACCATTACCAAATACTTGGTCCATACCATCTGGTAAAATAGAAGATGGTGAATCACCAGGACAAGCAGCCATTAGAGAATTTTACGAAGAGACAAATATTGAATTGAGCACAAAAATAGATTTTGTTGGATTTATAAATAAATTAAAAGAAGATGGAACAAAAAAAGGGCATATGTTTGTTTTTTATATAGAAAGTAAAACAAAGATGGAACCTGATTTAGAAAATGCTAAAGACGGATTTGAACATACGGAGTGTAAATATTTTAATAAAGAAAACCTACCCCAACAAAAAAACAATGAAGAACTAATGGATTTATTAAAAAAAATTTTAAAATAGTTTTTAGTTAAGCATATTATTTGTATATTTGTATTAAATAAAAACATATGATAAAAAACACCTTTAAACATACTATCAATATTCTAAATGAAAATTTTGGAACCTTACTTAGCGAATCTTTTGTTGACCAAGTGCAGTTTAAAATTTTTTTAAAAATGGTTGATGGGGCATTAAATTTAAATCAAGATTTATCTTTTTATGATGGGAATACTTTTTTGGTTCACATTCCTCATAGAATATTAAAAGACTCTGTAATATTAACAAACGTTAAAGAGGTAACGATTGGAGAACAAGTTAGAAACAAAATTGAAACATTAGTATAATATGAAAAATATTTTTTATTTATTGGTTAGCATTATGTTATTATCTTCTTGTTATAAGGAAGATATTACACCTCAGATACCTTTAGACCCACAGCCAATTATAACTGACACCACGACCGTTGACAATGTGGTTTCATTTAAAAATACTACTTGGGTTATTAAAAAGGTTTTAAATACAAACTTTGATCAAGAATTAAGATCAGATACAATTGTTTTTTTATCTAACAATGTTTACAGTTTTAATGGGGTTCAATCAACTTATAATTTTTATCCAAATAATTCAAACTATACCTTGACATTAAATAACACTCCTTGGGGACATATAAGTGCGGGTATTTATGAATACAATATAACACAAGGTGAAATTATAAATTGTCAATTTAATAATTATTTTACAGGACAAAATGTTTTGAAAATTTGGATGTATAAAGAATAGTTTCTTTGTTTATCTTTAAAACAAAGTGGTGGAGTTATTGATTAAATTCAATGTCAACAAAAAAAAAGGTGGAGAAATTCACCTTTTTTTGTTTTTTATTATATTTATTATAAAATAATATTAAATGACAAAAAGAATTATTATTTCTGAAAGAGAAAAAAACAGTATATTAAATCAACACAACTCTAAAAAAAATTTTTTTATAGATGATATGTTATTGTCTAAACTAATTATTAGAGAACAATACGACACAAAAAAGTTAGATGATTTAAAAGCTGAAATTTTATCAGGATTAAATAATCTAAAAGCAAATAACCCAATGTTTTCTGGTAAAATAGATGGATATATGAAAAGCTTAGAAGGAATAAAAACTAATTTAATTTGTAATGGAAACAAATTAAGTCCTGAAGTTCAAACTATATTGAATGATGCTAAAGAATCTCTTAAATTAAAATCAATACTTAAGGATCCTGAAAATAAAATTGATGGAATGGTATCAAAAATATCTTTTATTGAAAATTTTTGTTCAACAATAACAACATCACCTGTTAATAGTCAATCATCATCTATAGTTGGTGTTGGAACACAACCATCCGCCGACCTTAACACTCAACTATCTAATATGAATTCTCTTGCGACTCAAACACTCGCAATTGCCAAAACTCAAAATAATGAACGTTGGAGATCATTAATAAATATAAATAAAACAACCGCTATTCAAGCAAGAATGAATGACGAGTGTCCAAAAGAAATTTTAAACGCAGTCTTAGAAAAACTACCGAAGGCAAGAACTGGAACCAGTCCAAACTTTAAATTAAAGGAAGATGGTAAAAGTGGTCCTGGCACTCAAGCTTGTTTTTCGGCTTGTAATGGAAAATGGATAATTGGCGGAATAAACGGAGTAGCTCCGGCCGTTTCACAAGTAAGTTTACCACCATCAGCACCAAAAATTGGTGAACCAATAAACGTTAATGATATTGCAACATTAACATCATCTTAATTAAAAAATAAAAATGGGAAAAGTAATTCTAACCGAAAGTCAATATCGAAGACTCAAAAAAAGATTAATAAACATACAATTAAACGAACAAGATAGTGGAGGACTTGTCAGTGGTTTACTTCTTGGAGGTTTGGTAGGATTAGCATATCAAGCTTATCAAGGATACAAAGGTGGATCTTATAGTGGGGTTAAAGCATTGTTTAGTGTTTGTGCTTCGACAGGTGTTGGAAAAACAACTATGGCTCAAGGAACTTTAAATAGTATTGCTAATTCCCTGTTTAATGCAGTTGATGGACTTGGTACTGATGAAAAAGCGATTAAAGATGCTCTATCACAAGTTAAAACAATTCCAGATTTTTGTGCCGTTAATAGAACATATAGTGAAAATCATCCTGGATATACGTTATTAGCTGATTTAGATGGTGATATAGATAATGATAGTGAGTGGAATGAATATGTTTATATGCCATTATTAAATGCAAAAAGAAATACCGATGAGATAATTAAAAAAGGACAATTATGGGCTAAATACCCATGTATCCCATCAAATCCACAAGCAAAACAGGCTAATATGCCTGATGGATCAATTGCGTATATTATAGGTGGAGAAGTATTCTACAATAATGGTAGAAAGAAAAAAGCGGATGGAACTATGGTTAGTTATAATTGTAGTACCACACCAACACCAGCACCAGGTCCTAGTGAAATTAATTGGGATAGTCTAACAAATGAACAAATAATAGGGTTCCAACATTGGGTATGGTCTGTACTAGAAAACGACCTACCTTTAGTAAGTGGAACACAAGGTGATGCGTGTACCGCAAAATATAAATCTCAGTTATGTGGAGGAGTCGCTTGTATTAAATCACAAGCTATTGACGGAAGATCGGGCGGAAATTTTAAAAGACTTTCATCTTCTGATGCAAATAGAAGAAATTTTGAAGCTTGGTGGAAAATAAATAAAACTAAAACCGATTCAGGTGGGGATCTAAATACTGCATTACCTAAAAGATGTTCTAATGTAAATCCAAAACCAAATCCAAAACCAAAACCAAAAACAGTACCTGTTAATACCGGTAGTGGAGGTAAAAGACCAAGTGATCCAACCTTTCCTGGTGGTTACGAATCAGGTCTTAAATAAAATTAATTTTTATAAATATAAAGGGAGAGTAATCTCCCTTTTTTTATGCAACATTTTTTATTATATTTGTATTATGGAAAAAATGATATATCTAGTTAGAGGAATACCAGGAAGCGGTAAGACAACTTTTGCAAAACAATTAACACGAAATGTATTTGAGGCAGACCATTATTTTTATGATAATGATGGAAACTACAATTTTATTGCGTCTGAAATAAAAGAGGCACATAAAGAGTGTCAACAATATGTTGGATATGCGATGGAGTCAAACACACCAAAAATTGCGGTGTCAAACACATTCACACAAGAGTGGGAACTTCAACCATATTATGAGTTGGCAATTAAGTATGGTTATTATGTGACCTCTATTATTGTTGAGAATAGACACGGAGGAACAAACAAGCATGGAGTTCCTGACGATAAGATTCAATTAATGAAAGATAGGTTTGAGTTTAAAATATAAGAAATGAAATTTGATAAAATATTAACTAGTGGTAAGGTATGGATTACTTCAGATACGCACTACTCGCACAAAAACATTTGTCGTGGAGTTACGGTTTGGAGAACCATAGATGGTGATATTCCAATTGATGCGACCAGAGATTTTCCTAATTTGGATGTAATGAATAGTGTTATTGTTGATAACATTAATGAGAAGGTTGGTCCTGATGATACTTTAATTCACTTGGGTGACGTGGCTTTTGGTGGTGTTGAAAATATAGGACAATTTTTGGATCGTTTGGTTTGTAAAAACGTTCACCTTGTTTTGGGTAATCACGATCAGAACATAAAAAAAAATAGAGAGAACACCAAAGATAAATTTTTATCTATTCAAAACTACTTGGAGGTTAATATTGGTGGTGTTGATTTTGTGTTATCACATTATCCATTATCAAGTTGGAACCAACTAAATAAAGGTTCTATTCACCTTCATGGTCACGTACACCTACCAAGAAGTAAAAGATTTGGTAAAGGTAAAAAAATGGATGTTGGTATGGATGGTAATAATCTTTATCCGTATAGTATAAGTGAGATCGTTCATATGATGGATAAACGATGTGTTGAGTCAGAGATGAATGGAGATCATCACTTAGATGTTATTATTGATCTTGTGGGTTAAATCATAACTCCAATATATTTATAAATATGAAAATTATTATAACAGAATCACAACTTAATTTAATTAACGAGGCTTTAGGGGTTCCTAATAACATTTTGGATGCTGCAGATATGTTATATGATATTGTTGAAAGAGACATCAAATCAATAAGAGACATTCAAGATGAGTATAACTTTGATGGTGAATTAGAATTTGAATTAGGTGATAAGAAAAAAATCAAAATTGATTCATATACTCTTACAGTAAAAATTGAGGAGATTGATAATGAAGAAGGGGTCTTAGATATTGTCTCAATGGGAATGGGAGGTGCTTTTGGATTTAATAGGGATGTTTATATGAAAGAAAACGAACCCTCAACAATTTTGGAATTAACAATAACATTTGCTGTTGGTGAAAATTGGAAACCTGAAGGTCTTATTGAAAAAATGGAAGAAGACAAAGACGAACATGTTGCATCTTTAGCTCATGAAATAAAACACAAATACGATAAACAATCAAAACAATTTGGTTTAATTGGTCAAGACGCTGAATATCAAGCAACACAAAGAAGAGGTATTTTTGGAATACCGGTAATTGATAGAGTTTTTTTTAGATACTTGTATTATATTTCT